TGTACTCCTTATTGTAGTATACTCTGTAAGCACCATTTGTAGGCAGTAACTCACAGTTTTTTAAACTATCGTTTGCTTCAACCCATAGTTCAAATTCTTCTTTGATCTTACCTTGTCCTGTAATTACAGTAACATACTTAAGACCTTGATGCTTGTTTTCATGAACAAACTTTGTGAACACTCTCCAAGCATCTTGTACATAATAACCGTGTAAATCTAATCTAGCCATTATATACTAACTTTATTTATAGCAACCTATATCTTTCCAGCTTCTAATAACCTTTTACGGTTCTTTAAATGCTGTTTCTCAATATTGTCTTTGCTCTGTCCATTATATAATACTGCGTAGTGTTCGTCAACCATTTTTTTATTAATTGTGGTTTTTTCCCAAACTAGTTCTCCTAGTATTCGGCCAAACTTACCAGTCTTATCTTTGTGGGTTCTAAGTACTGCCATACTTCCAACTGGATAATGATCTTTCATGTACTGCTTAGAAAGTAATCCAAAACGTTTTTCTTCTTTGTCTCTTGTTCTTGATTCTGGAGTATCTATTCCTAATAACCTGACACGTTCTTTGTGCATCCATATTCCAAAACCCAAATCAATATCAACATCTACAGTATCGCCATCGATTACTCTTAATATTTTACATTTATATTCGTGCATCTTTTTTTATATTTCCTATTGTGTTTTTAATACTTGTATTATAAAAAGATTTAACTTTTTTATCTACTTCGGTATTTGCGTTTATTATAACATGATATCTAGTTTGATTGCTAGTATTTTTTACCATGTGATAGTTTTGAGTATTTATTTTAATTGCCTGTCCTTCTTTAAAAGGAATACGTCCAATATAATCTTGATCTTTTAGTTTTGTTTTGTCCATAGGATTTGGATAAAACATGACTGCATGGCATCCATACGGATCAAATAAAGGAAAATTAAATTGTCCACATTCTTTATCGTGTTGTAACTCACTATAACCTTCTGGTTCTAGAGCCATAACTTTTATGCTATGTAATTCTGTTACATTAAATTTTACTGGAAATACGTTTTTTAACCAAGACATCATAGCTGGACAACTGTCTAATAAATTTTCATTCCAATCATTTTCATATATTATAAGATGTTTCCATCCCTTTCCGTATTCAGTTTCAAAGATAGTAAATTTATTTTCAACTTTTATGATTTCTTCTAACCAAGTTGTATGACCGTATTGGATATCAAATTCTATCCAAGGAATATAATTGTTTTGTATAAATGTATTGTAATCTTTTATTTCATCAGTAGATTCTATCAATGCTTTTAACTTAAAGTGCTCTCTATTGATCGTTGGTAATTTCCAGGCATCTTTGCCTAAATAATCTGGAATGAACATTATTGATTATGTATTTTGATATTGTTGATTTGTTTCAATTGATGTTATTTTATCTTTTAACCAAAGTTTGTGTTTTTTCATTACAGATAATTTATTTTCATCTGATTGGTTATCGTTTAACATTTTTTCTATAGCTGTATGTAATTTATTGTGTTCTGTTTTTAATTTTTCTAATTCTGGATTTGACATTATTCTTCATCCTCGTTTTCATTAAATGTTAAAACAACGGTAACGCCATCTTTTTCACTTAACTCATAAACAAGATTTCCGGTTGCTTGACCATTTCCTAACTGGCCGGTATCGTAAAGATATTGTGCTAATGCATCTACCACTTGTTGATTTGTTAGTTTAAATGTTTTTTTGTTATTTTTATCTGCCATAATGTGTCCTGTTCTTTTTATTTATCACTTATAGATAATTTCTTATCTGAATAAGCCTCAATAACATTTTAGTGTCTTCTGTATTGTATAGTTTTTGCAGTTTTTCTGCATGTCTACACTTATCCATAAATTCTTTATACTCATTATTTTTATCTTCTGTTGTATGTAACCATTCTTCTCTAAACTGACTGTAGGTTGCATCCACATCTTTCCATGCTTCTGTACGTTGTGTCCTTAAATCAACCCACCAATTATATAGTATTTTAATTTCATTTAATGCAGATTGATAAACTGGATCTTTTTGTTTTTGTGAATATAGCCAATCTATGCCTTGTAGTCCTTTTTCTTTACTTTTATAAGACTGATCTGATCCTGTATATATTTGTGCTATTTGATATTCAACAAAGTTTTGTAAATGAGTAAAACTGTCATGTAGTATTTGATCACCTATAGACATCGGCTCCGACTTATCAGGAACAGTGCTAAACCATTGGCGAATAACTTTTACTATTGACATAATTTATTGTAACACAAATGTATTATTAGATCAATCGTCTTTTTTAACCAAAGTAAATTGTTCTGCTATATTACCTTGGAATTGGTATGAACCATAATGATCTAAATTTATAGAAGGATCCATCCAAATTTCTCCACCCATTTTTTGCCAACGTCTACAGAATGTATAATCTTCCGATAGATATCTATTTGTGTCTGGATCTATCATTGTATCAAACAATGCATAAAAATAAGGATTTAATTCTGGTGCAGTATTAAGATCATTTGTATATCTTGTGTCTGCGTATTCTTTAACCATTTTATCAATTACTGATCTTTTAATCATCATAAAACCAGTTCCTGCATCTAACACAGGAATCAGTCCTTGGACTAACGGTATTTCATTTGAATCCATATGATTTCTTTTAATGTTTAAAACATACGATGCTTGAAACTTTGCTAACTCCATTGCATCTTTTGGTTTTTGTTCTAATGCAACACCGTGTACTGCTGGCCAATTAATTGACTTCTTAGGATAAGCACCAGTTACAATATCTTTATCTCTGTGCAATAACTTTACTACGTCTTGTGGAATGAATCCAATATCTGCATCAATAAACATCAAGTGGGTGTAATCTGGATTTTGTAAAAACATTGCTAATAATGTGTTACGTGCTCTGGTAACTAAACTTTCATTTGAAAGTGTTGCAAGTGTAAAATTTAATCCATAATGTTTAAAAAGTATAGATAGTCCTGTCATTGCTTTTAAATACGGCTCACCAACCATACCACCATAACAGGGTGTTGCTACCATAACATGATGCTTTCTCAAATCTTCCATATTAACATCAATACGGTCATTCATATTTTGACTTAAAGGTTTGTTTAATTGTGTGTTATCTTTTTTGCTCATTTATTAATCTCCTGTTCCAGGGTTTTCAGAAAGAAGATCTCTTTTAGATTTTTGATCTGGCATGTTAGTTGGACCATATTCTTCTGCTTCTGGTAACGCATCTTTCTTTTTTGTTATGTTCGGCCATTTTTTACTGTACTCAGTATTTATGTGTATCCAATAGTCCAATTCACTTTTCGCTATATTTGGATCAGAATCTGCCACAATTGCATCAACTGGACATTCTGGTTCACACACTCCACAATCAATACATTCTTCTGGATTAATTGCTAAAAAGTTTTCCCCTTCATAGAAACAATCTACAGGGCATACTTCTACGCAGTCCGTGTGCTTACATTTTATACATTCATCCTTTACTACATAAGTCATACTGATATAATACTACAAATACCTATTTTAGTCAATGTCTTAAACAACAATATCTGAAATGCTCGGCTTTAGTTTTTCTGGATGTTTTTCAAAATTTGAAATTGTATTTTCAGCATAACCAAAACCTATCATTACTGCCGGAACACCATCAATCCTTAAAAAACTTTGTAAACAGTTTTTATCAAAACAACCACAAAATCCATTTTGTATACCTAGTGATTCTGCTGTAAGAATTGTATTCCAACAAGATAATCCAACATCTAGATAATCATTATCAATAGGATCACCATCTGGAAAATACCAAACTAAAATTAATGGTGCTAACATTTGACCATTGATTTGCGTTGATAATATTCCTTTACTTTGCCATTGTTGGGCTTCTTTGTATGATCGAGGACTACGAATCACCATGTTGTCATCGTCATCATTATATCTAACATTTTCTTTAGATACTGTACAAATATAATCATAAAGATCAACTTTAATTTTTCTGTGTTCTAATGATTGCCCTAAAACTTTAACTTTAAAATTATATCTATTATTGCAAGAAGGTGTTTTATTTACAGCTTGTTTTATAATACTAGTATGTTCTGCTGATATGGGATTTCCGTTAAAATCCTTTACTGTTGTTCTATTTTTAAGTATTTTTTCTAATTGTTCTAACATGCAAATATTTATATATTAAGTATTGCTATTATATACTTTTATATCTGGCGGAGAGAGTGAGATTCGAACTCACGAAAGAGTTGCCCCTTTGCCGGTTTTCAAGACCGGTGCTTTCAACCGCTCAGCCATCTCTCCGTATACTGTACTTATTCCATCATAGGTCGTGATAACTTATCTAGAACTTCTTCTCTAAATAATTTACAACCTTTGGCTACATTTTTTATCCAGTCCCCTGATGCATCTGAATCAGCTGAGTCAGAAATATATTTGTAACACAAAAATTCAGTACTATATTTTTTACAAGTTTTTGCTATTGCGTATGCTTCCATATCAACAATATCACAGTCTATTTTTGGTTTCGATGTAGCAAACGTATCTCCTGTGCCACACACTACATCAGATGTACCTAACATGACATCTTTTTCGTAAGGTGTTTGCCCAAGTTTAAAATTTAATGGTGTTGCATCCATATCTCTATCAACAAATCCTGTAACTTTTACTAATCCTTTTATATTAGGATTTACAGAACCTGCTGTGCCGTAATTGATAATTAGTTTTGGTTTGTAATCTTTTATCAGTTGTGTTGTTATTGTTGCGGCATTAATTTTACCAACACCTGTAAAAAAAACATCTGTGTAAAATAAACCTTCGACTTCTTGTGGTATTGCACATAATACAATTGTGTGAATCATATTACGTAAATTTCTTTATCGTCTGTAATAAACCAAATCCTGCGATACCTGCCATAATCAAATGTTTCATACAAGGATCACTCATTAAACCATCAAGTAAACCTGCAATAGCGGCATTAGTGATTCTTTGAATTGCACTTGCTAAATTTTTTAAATCTGCTAATATCATTTGTGCTAGTTGAACAATGTAGCCGATTACTCCTGTAATAAGATTTAGTAATCCAAGTGCTTGGCTAATGAACCCTAGTATTTGATTCAACACTCCTGCACCTTTTGATAAGGCACCAAATATATCATCAATAAAAGCACAAGGACCTGTACCAACTGCGGCCGCGGATCCTAATGATGTGCTGAGTGCATTTATTCCTTGTCCGATTGATAACATTTGTCCAATTGGTTTAGGTAAATGTCCTGTAGGTAAACTAAAAGTTGGTCCACCTTGTACACCCATAAATGAAAATGGATTAGAATTTCCGTAATCAGTTTGATCTACTCCACTTTGTATATTTGTATGCTTATTAAAATCATTTAGTATTCCATCGACTTTACTTAATTCGTTTACTTCAGCATCTGTTAACTTTCTCGATGCACCACCGTCTATTGCACTTCCAGGCACAGTTGCTCTAGTGGCATAATTTGGATCATTCCAACCAGCTGGTAATCCGTTTAGTCCTACCCAGCCATTTGAGTTACCATCGTATAAGTTTGATTTGATTTTTGAAATATTTTCTGTGTGTGGATTTTTAAATGCGGCCATTGTCTTAATGTCATTGCCCCAAAGATCTTTTCCATCTTTTACATCAAACAATCCGCTTTGCAAACTTTCTTTTGCAATAGGACCTAAACTTTGGCTGATAGCTGTTCCATCAAAATTTTTATACAATCCTTGATCTTCACCTGGTAATATCGTTTGTGCCATTTTTATTCCTTAACTATTTGCAATCACATTTGGTGATCCTGCATTTACTTTTATTCCACAACTATATGCATCACCGATTCTACCAACGGGTTGATTGTTTGCATATACATTTGGAGATCCACTTGTAAGTGATGTTACATGAGGTATACACAATATAAATCCATGTGGAGTATTATTATCTCCAACTCTATGCAAAGGTATATTGTTTACCAAAACATCTGGTGATCCTGTTGCACAAGATCCTGCCGCACATGGCGGATGATTTGTATCTGCATCTCCAATTCTTGCTACCTGTGGCATTGTTTTCTCCTATTATAATAGTATTTATTACGTAACTATCGATGGTGTACTAGGAGTAACAAGTTTTGATGTACTTTTTGTGTATGCATCTTTGGCTTGTTTATTGGCCAAAACTGCTGTGATTATCGTACTTTTTAAAAACTCAAATGTTGCTTCTGGATCAGCCATAATCATGTATGCTGTCATTCCGACGCCTGTTTGAGTCATTGCTAGTGCTAAAGGTTTTGATACTTTGTAAGAAGCGTCTGTTTCTTCTATCAATTTACCAATTACTTCATCACTACCAACTGTACGAAATACTACAATGTCATCCTTGTTTAGTTTTTGCTTTAACATTTTTTCTTTCTTATTATAGTTCAAAGTTTTCAAAAGTTTTATCATCAACGTCTTGTTTTAATCCGCCAATAATATAACTTTCAACTTCAGTTTCTTGTGGAGCAACTTGTAAACCACTTGAGTTTAACCAATGTTGTGTCCACGGTAAAGGATTTGCATTAGCAGATTGATCATAAACAGGATCATATCCTAGTGCTTTCAATCTTTTGTTTGCAATCCATTCAACATAGTCGCCTAATAGTTTTTCATTTAAACCAATAATTGAACCATCTTTGAATAAGTGTCTTGCCCATGCTTTTTCTTCTTCTACACAATTTTTAAACATTTCAATTACGTGATTATCTAAACCTTTCATTGCTTTTGTCATTCCGGTATCATCATTTTTCTGCCAATTTTTAATAACCTGTGTTGACAAGTTTAAGTGTGTTGCTTCATCACGAGCGATAAGTGAAATAATCTTTGCTGAACCTTCCATTAGTTTTAGTTCACCAAATGCAAAAGTACAAGCAAATGATACATAGAATCTCAAACCTTCTAAGATGTTTACATTAATCATTGCAAGATATAATTGTTTTTTAACCTCAAGTATATCACCTTTGCCTTTAACAAAATAATCTTCTGCCATTTTAGAAAATCTATCATAATTTTCTGTGACCGATACGGCTCTTTTTAAAATTTCCTCATCATTTAAAATTGTATCAAATACTTCTGATGGATCAGCATACACGTTTTTCATAATATGTGTGTATGAACGTGAATGAATTGTTTCAAAGAAATCCCAAGTAACAATACATCCTTCTAATTCTGGATTTGATACATAAGGTAAAAAAGCCAAACTAGGACCACGTCCTTGAACTGAATCAAGTAGTGTTTGATATTTCAAATTTGAAGTAAAGATATGCTTTTGTTCTGGACGAAAATTTTGATAATCAGCACGATCTTTTTGTAAACTGACTTCTTCAGGTCTCCAAAAATACCCAAGCATAGTTTGGTTAAGTTTGTCCAATGCAGGATATTTAAAAACGTCATATCTCTGCACACTCTGATCTTCCCCAAAGAACATCGGCTCTTTGGTAAAATCTATTTCATTTCTATTAAATACTGTCTTTGCCATAATTCTATTATATACTCTTTTACTACCTTGTCAATATTTATTTAAATTGCACATGAATCACATGCTTCGTCATCTTGTGATTGTTGCTGTTCTGCACTAGCAAGTGCCTCATCTAAAGTTTCTACATTTTCCTGATCAGTAATATTTGGCTCTTCACCTTTAAAGTCATATGTATTTTGATAATATGACGTTTTCCAACCAAGTTTATATGTTGTTAAAAAGTCTTTAGTTAGTACACTCATAGGAACTTCGTTGTTGTCGTAGTGTAAAGGATTATAACTCCAGTTTCCACTTATAGCTTGATCGAAGTATTTTTGCATTGCCGCAACAATGTTAATATATCCTTCGTTGCTAGGCATATCCCATAATAGTGTATAGTGCTTCTTATAAGTTTCGTATTGAGGAACTATTTGTTTTAATGGTCCTTTTTTGGATTTCTTAATTGACAAATATCCTCTTGGTGGTTCAATACCATTTGTTGCATTTCCAACTACACTAGATGATTCAGATGGCATCTGTGCTGATAGTGTTGAATGTCTTAAACCGTGTTCAACTATGTCTCGTCTTAATGATTCCCAATCCATATTAAGTTTTCCAGAAACAATAGTATCAACATCTTTTTTGTATGTATCAATAGGTAAGATACCTTTTGAATATTTTGTTTTTTTGAAATAGTCGCATGGCCCTTTTTCTTTTGCAATTTGGTTTGATGCTTTTAACAAATAATATTGAAACGATTCTGTTAATTCATTAACTAATTTCCATGCTTCTTTGTCTTCATATTTTGCTTTATTTTTTGCAAGATAATGTGCAAGTCCAATGTAACCAATTCCTAAACTACGTCTTGCTTTTGTAGAATTTTCTGCGGCTTTCACTGGATATTTTTGATGATCAATTATTTGTTCTAATCCTCTAACACTTAAATCACATAAAGATTCTAATTCTTTTGTATCTTTCAATACGCCAACATTGATTGCTGATAAAATACAAAGTGCAATTTCTCCTCTACCATCAATGTGTTGTAATGGATCTGTTGGTAATGTAATTTCTTGACACAAGTTAGACATGCGTACAGGATCGACAAAAGAACTATGATCGTTTGTGTGATCAATATTCATAATATAGATACGTCCTGTTTCTGCACGTTCTTTTAATATATCGCCTATCAATGTTCTTGCTTGTATTGTTTTCTTAGGTACAGATGTATCTTTTTCATACTTTTTGTATAAGGCATCAAATTTAGATGTACCAAATGCTTCATACAAGCCTGGAACATCATGAGGTGAAAATAACGTAATGTCGTCACCTTTAATAAATCTTTCGTAAAATATTTTTGATAGTTGAATCGAATAATCTAATTTTCTTACTCTATTGTCTTCTGTACCTTTATTATTTTTTAATACTAATATGTCTTCAATCTCTTGATGCCAAATAGGGAAATGCACAGTTGCACTACCACCACGTACTCCATTTTGTGTACAACATCTTACAGTTGATTCAAACTTTTTAAGAAATGGGACAACACCAGTGTGTGCTACTTCTCCACCTCTGATACGTGAATTGATACCACGTATTCTTCCTGCGTTGATTCCTATTCCGGCTCTCTGTGCAATATATCTACCGATTGCCATATCAGATGCAAAAATTGAATCTAGTGTATCATCAACATCAACAAGCACACAAGATGCATATTGTTTTAACGGTGTACGTACACCTGCCATTACTGGTGTCGGAATATTAATTTTAAATTTTGAAATTGCATCATAATATCTTTTGATATATCCCATTCTTTTTTCTTTTGGATAATCATGAAATAATGTTGCCGCAATAAGCATATACATATATTGAGGTGTTTCAAATACTTTGCCCGAACTTCTATCTTGTACAAGATATTTGTCAGAAACTTGTCGCAAGCCTGCGTATGTAAAATCATAATCTCTGTCATGCTTAATATATGAATCTAAAGTTTTAAATTCTTCATCATTATACCATTTCATAATGTTTGGGTCGTATAAACCTTTTTCAACGTTTCTACCAACCAAAAATTGTAATGGTACTTGATACTGGTGATCAATGTGCTTTCCGAAAACTTCTTTTCTAATTGTAAACAATAAAAGTCTCGAAGCTACATATTGATAATTTGGTGCTTCTAATGTAATCAAATCATTTGCCGATTTAATTAAAACTTCTTGAATATCTTGTGTTGACATACCGTTTGAAAATTGTAGACCAGAATTCATCTCTACCAATGATGGAGATACTCCTGATAAACCATCACAAGCGGCTTCTGTCATTTTATGAACCTTGTTAATATCTAAAGGTTCCTGTTGCCCATCTCTTTTTATAATGAAAATATCTTTTTGATTCTTTGTTGCGTTCATATTACCTTATACCTTACTTCTTTTTATTCAGCATAATATTAATTATACTATCATAGTCACGATAAAAGCAATAGTTAAATCCATTTTAACAGAAAAAATCTGTTAACAACCTAAGGTTAGGCTTGTAACCAGCGTTCTATCTTATATGATAAATTAGCATCAGTTGTAGTGTTTGAGTTTTGATAATTAAACTGTAATTTTGCACTATTGATTGATGCATGGAATGTTACTTGTGATGTCGAAGCAGTTTCAACATGTAGATCGTTGATCACTGTATCTGTTCCATCAGTTGTAATGTGTATTGTTCCAGTTCTTAACTCAGAACCAAGTTTTAAACTATAATCAATTTTGTAGACATTTGATTCTGTAACTGGATACTCAAGTATTAAAGTATCTGCTACTTTATTCTTAAGCAATTTGTGTGTTTGCATATGACTAACATATTGATTTGTTTGATATTTAGGATGACTTGCTTCCGTAAATATCTCAAGATTGTTTGCCACTCTTGCGATTGCCGTTCCTCTTTTTTTGTTAATATATTTTGTGATGTTGAATGCTTGTCTTGGCGTATCCAAATCAATTTTTAAACTTGAATCAATTACCACTTCTCTTATCGGAGAATGTATAGCGGAATGTTCACCTAAAAATGTTCCGTATGTTGAACTAGAATTTACTGCTGTTGGTACATCAATTTTTCCATCTGTACCGTCAAAACAATCTGACGATCCAGTAGTTAATGCTGTATATTCTGTACCACTTGTATATTCAACGAAACCTGTTCCTGTTGTTGTATCAACATAAACTTGATTATTATTTAAATCATTTTCTTGCCAATAGTTATACGATGCAATTTGGTTATTGTTTGCTTCCCAACCTGCTCTTGCTCTCACGGCTTCTGTGATTCTTTCTTTGGTCCACTTACATACAACTATTACTGAACCACTTGGTGGAATAACCGACGTCGGAGTATTAAATGTTAAAGTAGCCGCACCACCACCTTGAGTAATGTCGTATGATGCAGGATCTAACGTTGTAGGTATTCCATTTATAAACTGTGTAACTACAATGTCACTAGTTGTCGGTGAACCTACTGGATGATTTGTTGGCATACCATTGTTTGTTCCTAATGAGAAACTAGCAGTTGATCCGTTACCACTGAATGTTTGTGTGCCAGATACTTTAAAAAATAATATACCGTTTGTTGCTGTATTACCTGCTAAATCTTCAGTTACAAATGCTTTGATATTATGAATATCATTTTTTACTTGTACGTCTGTGTTAAGACCGTCTTGATTACCTACACCAATGTATAGCTCTCTTGTATCTAGTGCTAGACCAATTTCGCCATCAGCCAAAGGCTGAGGTAAATCTGCTCTTAAACCACGTCTATTTTTAATTCTAGTGTATGTTGTTGCCACTTGATTACTCCAATATAATACTATTTATTCATTTTGTA